TGATGAAGGTGAGTTCATTCCACTACACTTGCAAGATCGCAGCGTGACCATGAGTGTTAACAAAATCAAAATGTCAACATTGATCCCGGGTAGGATCGAAGAGATGTCAGCAGGTAAGGATAAAAATAAAGCCTTGGACATGATGATGAGACACCACAATGCGTATGCTGATCATGTTGAATCAGGCACCCAGGACATCAACATCTACCTATCTGAGAAGGATCTGAAAGCTTGACTGAGTTCCAACTCACCACGAAGCAGGACAAAGCCCAGGATATGCTCATATCCGATGCTGTACATTGTGCAGTTGGAGGAGGCTCTCGTTCCGGCAAAACTTTCCTACTGTGCCGACAGGTATTTGTCAGAGCCATGCTTGAGCCCGGTTCAAGGCATGTCATCTTCAGGTTCCGGTTCAACTCTATCTGGGCATCTGTGGTACTCGACACAATGCCGAAGATGTTGAAGTTGTGCTTCCCTGGTTTTACCACCATGGATCAAATGCTCAACAAAAAACTAGGCTATATGACATTACCGAATGGGTCAGAGATCTGGTTTGCTGGCCTGGATGACAAGGATCGAACGGAGAAAATCCTGGGAATGGAATTCGCCACGATCTATTACAACGAGTGTAGTCAGATTCCATGGGCATCAGTCATCTTGGCTCGTACTCGATTGGCACAGAAAACATTCAAGATTGCATTGAAATGCTTCTACGACTTCAACCCACCATCTAAAAAGCATTGGACGTACTTGCAATTCGTTGACAAGGTCAATCCAGAAGATCGTAGACCAGAACCAGATCAGCATGATTTTGGTTACTACATGATCAACCCCATCGATAACCAGGCCAACATTGGTGCAGGGTACATCAAGATTCTGCAGTCATTACCTGAGAAGGCTCGTAAACGATTTCTGTTGGGACAGTTCAGTGATGATAGTGAAGGTGCACTGTGGACAGAAGAAATCCTGGCACAGAATCGTCGAACAGGTCATGAGTTAGAACCAATCATCCCAGATTTCTTACGTGTCATCATATCCATCGATCCATCAGGTTGTTCAGGACCAGAAGATTTTAGATCAGATGAAGTGGGTATCATTGTTGCTGCCCTGGGTACAGATGGACATGGCTACCTCATCGAAGATCTATCAGGCAGGTACAGACCTGAAGAGTGGGCAAAGATCGCTGACGATGCATTTGAACGACACTCAGCAGACAGCATTGTGGCTGAGAAGAACTTCGGTGGTGATATGGTTAGAGCTGTCATCCATGCTCAGAATTCAGATCTACCGTACAAGGAAGTCAATGCATCACGAGGTAAGATTGTACGAGCTGAACCGATTTCATTCCTGTATGACCAGAACAAAATCCATCACATTGGCTACTTCCCTGAAGTTGAAGATCAGATGGTGGCTATGTTAGAATCCGGCTATGTCGGACTGAAGTCACCTGATCGTGCTGATGCACTGGTCTGGGCTTTCACAGAGTTATATCCAAAATTAACCAAGAAAGCTGATGATAAATACTTCGTCATACCTAAAATAAATACATCTCAACGAACCCAGAATCGGAGAAGAATGTGATAAAACCTAACGAATTGAAAGAAGGAATGGATTGCGTCTTAAAAGGTAAAGCAGGCGGAACCATAACCGGAAAAGTAGTGAGATATCCTAAACGTGATGGATTATATGTTAAAGGGAAATCAGAATCATCCAAGAAAGGTGTCACCTCTGCCAGTGTTCCAGTTGATAGGATTAGACAATATGGCTGGAGGATTACATCATGAAATTCCAACTACACAAAGTGTTAGACACAACGTCCCAATCTAAAATCCTCGCTGAAGTAATAAGAAACAGTCACATGTTCGGTCTAAACCCCATCAGGACTGACCATCCAGGTAGCGCACATCGTGAAGTGGTCGACATCTTGCTGCGAGGTCCAGTTGAGATCAGTACATTACCGTTCACCCATGGAACCTACTCAGCACCGACAGTAATTACTAAACAATTACATAATGATCTGGACTGCCTCGATTACAAAGAATTAAAGAAATTTCCATGTATTGTTAAAATCCTCTTAAATACGATCAAATTATTTCGAGCACTCAATGGACGAGTCATCATTACCCAATTAGCTCCAGGTGGTGTCATCTATCCACATGTCGATGAAGGTGCCGTACCTGAATACTATCGACGATTTCACTACGTCATCCAGGATGGTGGACGTGATGTATTCATGGTTGATGATTGCGCCCAGGTCATGTTGACAGGACAGCTATGGGAAGTGGATGTCAAACAGAAGCATTGTTGCGTTAATATGGGTAATAAAGATCGCATCCACCTTATCATGGATTTTCACTAATGAATTGCCCCGAATGCGAAAGCTATGACATCGACGATCTCACCTGTGAAGTTTGTCAAGGTGTGGGTGAAGATGTTGATGGTCGATGGCAGTTACATATCGATGATGTTGAGAGTACACCACAACGACCACGACCATTTATGTGGACATATTAACCATGATTACCTACCAACCAGAGACGTTTGATTCATGTATTGATGAGATTAAACCTATGTTTTTTGATCATTGGCAAGAGATCGCTGGCAACCAGGATGAGATTCCACTTGATCCAGACTTTGACAAATACAAACAGATCGAAGAAAATGGAATGCTTAGAATATTATCAGCTCGTGATGGTGATGAATTGATTGGCTATTTCATATCGTTCGTATCACCACACCTGCATTATAAATCAACGATCTACGCGATGAACGATATCATGTATATCAAACCCAGTTATAGAGGAAGCACTGTTGGATATCGTCTCATCAAGAATGCGATGTCTGATCTTAAACATAAATGCAATGTAGACATACTGGTGATCCACATGAAAGTTAAGCACGAATTCCGAAAACTCTTAAACCGTATGAGGTTTACACTTGCTGAAGAAAATTGGCAGGTGATGTTGTAATGGGTGCTTCAGCCGCAGCCGCAGCGATTGCGGTAGCTCAAGGTGCATCTGCTCACAATCAATCTCAGAAAGCCACTGCTCAAACCAATGAAAGAACTCGAAAGGCCGGTGCAGCTAAAGCTAAATCAGATAAGATTAAAGCAGCATTGACGGCACAATCATCAACAGATGCTGGATCTCGCATAGCAGCTGAGAAGCAGGTACTTGCTCGACGTGGTAAAGGATCTGTCGCTAAATCTAAAAATACAGGTTACCTTGGGTGAATCCTACAGAATTAAAGAAGTTTGCTGCTGAACGGTTTGGCAAACATCAACGATTGTTGAATTTGTGGCAAACAATTGCAGAGCACTTCTATCCTGAACGTGCTGATTTCACACACACTCACACACCGGGTGAAGAGTTGGGCGTTGGTTTAGCCAGTTCAACTCCTATCCTAATGCGACGAGACCTGGGTAATTCATTCAGTTCTATGTTACGCGATGGTAAATTCTTTGAGATTGGTGTTGATGGTAATAGCGATCACATAGGTAAATCATGGTTAGAGTTTGCCACCGATCGACAATTCAAACTGATGAATCATCGTGTTGCTAATTTCCGCCGAGCGACAAAGGAAGGTGATCATGACTATGCAGCGTTTGGTAATGCTGTCATCAGTGTTGAGCCCAACAAATTCGCTAATGGTATCTTGTATCGCAACTGGCACCTGAGAGATTGTGCCTGGTGGGATGGAGATGAAGCACAGGTTGAAGGATTAGTACGCCGATGGACACCTAAGATATACGAGGCTGTCAGCTATTTTGGATTGGATGCGTTACATCCAGATATCCAGGAGAAGTACAAAAAAGGTAAATCATTCGATGATATGGATATCCGACATTTCGACATCACCAGTGAAATGTATGGTAATGAGGAATTCAAAAAATTCAAACGAGTCAGCGTATTCCTTGATGTGGTCAATGAGGTCATCATCAAAGCTACAGGCAAACGAACTAAAACGTATGTAGTACCTCGCTTTCAAACGATTGCTGGATCACCATACGCTTACTCACTGGCGACAGTGGTTGGATTGCCTGAAGCCAGGACATTGCAAGCTATGACTCACACGTTGCTTGAAGCAGGTGAGAGAATAGCCAGACCACCATTGATTGCTACAGAAAAAGCGATTCGAGGTGATGCCAACCTGTTCAGCGATGGAATAACTTACATCTCTGAGGAGCACGACTATCGTCTCAGAGGTCCAGCAATCGAGCCATTGAAGATGAATAATGGTGGATTTCCGTACGGTTTGGACATGAAAGAGTCCATCGTGGAAGTATTAGCATCGGCATTCTATCTGGACAAATTGTCGCTACCTGACACCAGGAACGAAATGACAGCATATGAAGTCCAGGAACGAATGAAGCAGTATCGTCGACAGAATCTACCATTGTTCGCGCCTATCGAGCATGAAT